TGAGTTGGAGTTTATTTTAATCCATGGCAAAAGGTTTTACAGTAAAGGCAAATTCTCCCATTAAAGAAAAAACAGAAGAATGGGATTATGAAAAAATTAAAGAACGAATGAGAGGTAAAAGTATTGTCTTTTGTCTACCAGGACGAGGATGTTCTTTTACTTTCTTAAAGTCATTTGTACAATTATGCTTTGATATTGTACAAAATGGAATGAGTATTCAAATCTCACAAGACTACTCATCCATGGTAAACTTTGCTCGTTGTAAATGTCTAGGAGCAAATGTCCTCCGTGGACCAAAGCAAGAGCCCTGGGACGGAAAACTAGAATATGATTATCAATTATGGATTGATAGTGATATCGTTTTCAATAGTGAAAAATTTTGGCAGCTCTGCGATCTTGCTCTAGGCGAAGAAGGAGAAGAGAAAGAAGTTGTTGCCGGTTGGTATGCAACAGAAGATGGTCGTACTACATCAGTTGCTCATTGGCTCGAAGAAGAAGAATTCCGCCAAAATGGTGGAGTTATGAATCACGAGACAGTAGAAAGCATCAGTAAGCGTCGTAAGCCATTCACAGTTGATTACACTGGCTTTGGTTGGGTTCTGATCAAGAAAGGTGTATTTGAAAATCTTGAATATCCTTGGTTTGCACCAAAGATGCAAGTTTTTGAATCTGGTGCAGTTCAAGACATGTGTGGAGAAGATGTTTCATTCTGTCTCGATGCAAAAGAAGCTGGATTTGAAATTTGGTGCGATCCTCGTATTCGTGTAGGACATGAAAAAATTCGTGTGATATGATCAACATTCTTTATAAAGGAAGAAAAATTTATACGAATCTCACAGAAGAAGAATCTACAGAAATTCTTTTCGAACTCGCCGAAAAGTCTTATAATGGCGAAATTGATGCAAATGAAATTGAATTGGAGGAAGTCTAATGGCAAAAATTAAAACTCTGAGTGGTGCAGAACGCATTGAGTCCAAACCCAAAAAATCCCGACAGGGAAATGGAAAACATACAAAATTTGCTGCAACGAGCAGGAACAAAGCTCGAAAGCCTAGCCGAGGGCAAGGGACTTAAATAGAATAAAGTTATTAGGAGTCTTATGGCTCCTTTTTTATGTCCAAAAAAGATTATATTTTAAACTGGATTAAAGAAATATCTAAGATTCGTCCGGAATTGAGTGGATTTGCTGTGTGCCCTTATGCCCGATCGGCCCTTTATGAGATTATAGATACTGATGTAAAGAATATAGCACCCGTTGAGGGGTATGATGTAGTTATTTTTATTGTTGAAGATGATCTAAATCTGGATCAGGTTCAAAATTGGGTGAAATTTTACAATAAAAAGTATGAATCTTGGAAATTTTTTGAGGATTGTGCAACATATGACACTTATATTAACGGAATCAAAACAAATAATGGAAAATATAACTTAATTTTAGCTCAACCGAATGAGAAATTAAGAAAATTTAGAGAAAAATTAGCAAAAACAGAGTACTATTCTCTTTGGGATACCGAATATTTAAAAGAAATATTGGAAGATGACTACGATTTGATTGACATGGGATAGCAACCCCATAAAAAGTTCTGATTTTCACTAATCAAGAGCAAAAATGACCAAAAAAGTAGACAAAGATAGAGAATACATGATGAATATGTGGGGAACTGAATACTTATCAAGTGATTATGGGTGGGAAAGCAAACTCGAAAGACAAAAAATGCTCCGTGAGATCTCAAATGACGAGTTGACTCCCAAAAAACACGATTTTATCTCACAAAATGAATTGCATTCTAATATTCGTAATGATGATGACTACGATGATTGGGAATATGGAACAGAACCACTATATGAATTCAAAAAATATGAATAAATAAGATAGAAAAACATAAAATAAATGCCAATAGAACGAATAAGTAAAGAATTTAAAGACATTAGCATGTCTTTCCAAGTAAATCCTCTTACTTATGACCTTATTGGCATTAAAAATGAAACTGCAATAGCAAGATCAGTTAGAAATTTGGTACTGACTATCCGAGGCGAAAGGTTTTTTGACCAAAATCTTGGCTCTAATGTGAATAAGTTACTCTTTGAAAATATGGATGATCTAACTGCAGCAAGTATTCAAGATGAAATAAGAACTACAATCAATAATTATGAGCCCAGAGTGAATTTGAGGTCCGTAGAGGTCAATCCAGACTACGATCAGAATCAATTTGATGTTACTATTACATATGACATCATAGGTATTGATGCCTTACCACAACAGTTATCATTCGCACTATTACCAACAAGATAAATGTCTTTAGTAAATTTCACAAATTTAGATTTTGATCAGATTAAAGTCTCAATTAGAGATCACCTAAGGGCAAACTCTAATTTTACTGACTACGATTTTGAAGGCTCTAACCTTTCTACCATTATAGATGTTCTTGCGTATAACACTTATATTGCTTCCTATAATGCAAATATGGTTAGTAATGAAGTTTTCATTGATTCGGCAACACTCAGAGAGAATGTAGTATCTTTAGTAAAAAATATAGGATACTTACCAAAATCGAGAACTTCATCAAAGGCGAATATAAGCTTTTTCGTGGATCTGTCTACTAGCACAAAAATCCCAAGATACTTAACTTTAAAAAAGGGCGTAGTTTGCACATCCCCAGTAAACATATATTCGGAGAGTTATACTTTTTGTATATTAGATGATATAACTGTTCCTGTAACGGATAATGTTGCACTTTTCGAAGATGTCACCATTTATGAAGGAACCTATATGGTTTCTAATTTTTTGGTCGATTCATTGAATGTAAATCAGAAATTTATTTTAAATAATGCAAATATTGATGCATCAACGATTAGTATAACAGTAAAAGACTCCCAACAAAGTTCGGTAAGAAGACCATTCGTATTGTCTGAAAATATCATTGGAATAAATCAAAATTCTAAAATATATTTCCTTCAAGAAGTAGAAGACGAAAGATATGAATTAATTTTTGGTGATGGCATATTTGGACAGAAATTAGAATCTGGAAATTTAATAGAAGCATCCTATCTAATTTCAAGCGGTGAAGCAGCAAATAGAATCTCTTCGTTTAATTTTATAGGAAAAATTACAGATGATACGAATTCTGTTCTAAATGGAGAAGTTTCATTGGTGACAACGAATGTTATTTCTGATGGCGGTTTAGAAAAGGAGTCTATTAGTTCAATAAAAAAATATGCCCCAAGACTTTATTCCGCATACAATAGAGCCGTCACTTCATCTGACTATGAATCTATTATAGGTAAAATATATCCAGAAGCAGAATCAGTATGTGCATATGGCGGAGAAGAATTGGATCCCCCACAATATGGAAAAGTATTTATCGCAATAAAACCAAAATTTAATGGAACTTTTTTGTCAAATACGATAAAAGATAATATAAAAAATGAACTAAAGAAATACAGCGTTGCCGGAATATTACCAGAAATCATAGATTTGAAGTATTTGTACATAGAAACCGATTCTGATGTATATTATAATAAAAATTTGACTTCAAATGTGAATGACATATTAACACAGATTACAGAAAATATCACATTATATTCCAAATCAAATGATCTCAATCAGTATGGATCTAGATTTAAGTATAGTAAGTACCAAAAGCTAATTGACGAAAGTAATTTAGCAATAACATCAAATATCACAAGAATCAGGATCAGGAGAGATCTCTCTGTATTATTATATCAACCAACAATATATGAGATATGTTTTGGTAATTCTTTCTTCGTGAGAAATTGTGATGGATATAACATCCAAACATCTGGATTTAGAATTAGAGATTTTTCTGATACCGTATACATTTCTGATGTTCCAGGCCAAACAAATAAAGACTTTGGAGAGTTGGTCTTATTTAAATTGATTGGACCACAAGAACCACAAATATTAAGGCGAAATATTGGAACAATAGATTACATTAAAGGAGAAATAATTACATCTCCCTTAGAAATAGTGTCCACTAGTAAAAATTTTGGTGGGAATCCAATTATAGAACTTTCTGCAATCCCAAGATCAAATGATGTAATTGGATTACAGGATTTATATTTGCAACTAGATATTAATAATACAACCATAAACATGGTTGCAGATCAGATTACATCTGGTGAAGACATATCTGGGTCTCGCTACATTTCATCCTTAAGTTACACTGAAAATAATCTAGTAAGAAAGTAATGTCAATTAAAAGAGTCAAAATATCATCAATTGTAGATACTCAATTTCCTCTATATGTTAGAGAAGAGTATCCTTTAATATCCGAATTTATATCTGAATATTATAAATCACTGGATAATAGTGGATCAACATACGATATTTTACAGAATATAGACCAATATGTAAAATTGGATCATATAACAAATTTAATTGAATCAACTACTCTTACTTCGAATTTAGATATAATATCAAATGAAATACTAGTATCTTCGACAGAGGGATTTCCAGAAAATAATGGAATTATAAAAATAAACGAAGAGATTATCTATTATAAATCAAAAAATCCAACTACATTTCTTGAGTGCATTAGAGGATTCAGTGGGGTAACTTCATATAAAAATTCCAACAATCCAGAAGAGTTGGTCTTTTCCGAATCATCTAGCAGTGAGCACCAAAAAGATACTACAGTAGAAAATCTAAGTGTATTATTTCTAAAAGAATTTTTTGCAAAATTAAAAAAACAATTTATACCGGGATTTGAGAATAGAGAGTTATATAAAGATGACAATAAAAAAGTAAACGAAAAGAATTTTATTGTACATTCAAAGGATTTTTATTCCACAAAAGGAACTGATAGTTCTTTTGAGATCCTGTTTAAGGCAATATATGGAGATTTAGCTAAAGTAATAAAACCCAGAGATTTTCTTATTAGACCATCAGATGCCAACTATAAGATAACAAAAGACATAGTTGTAGAGTCAATAGTAGGTAATCCTATAGAATTATATAATCGCACATTATTCCAAAAACAATCTCAGGGATTGTCTGAAGCTTTTGCTACAGTTACAAATGTAGAAGAGATCATAAGAGACCAAAAAAAGTATTATATTTTGAGTCTAGATTATGATTATGATAAAGATGTGAGCGTTAGGGGCAGTATCTTTGGCGATTTTGCTATACATGCAAAAACAAAAACATTAAATCATACAAAAATTCAATCCAATACATTAACAGTAGATTCCACTATAGGATTTCCCCATAGTGGAGAGCTTGTAGTAAGAAGTTCGCAAGGAAATGACTTAATCATCTCATATAATTCCAAAAACAATAATCAATTTCTTGATTGTAATATTGAAGAGGACATTGATATATCAGAAGATGTACATCTAAATGTTTATGCTTACTCTCTCATAAATGACCAAGAAGTAAGAGTTAGACTTCTCGGTGTAATCAGAGACTTAGAAGGTTTTTCTGGGAGTAAATACCATGAAAAGGGAGAAATAATAAATTACAAAACTTTAGGTAAAGCATATAATAATTTTAGATATAATGATTGGATATTAGATATTCCAAATAAGCATTTGGTGAGTAAATTTGAAAAATTTGGATTAGACCAACTTCTAGTTTTTACTTATGATGTCACTTTCATAAATCCATTAGATGAGGTATACATTCAATTTTTTGACGGCAATGATCAAAAAATAAAAGAAGATATATTTTCAGTAATTCAAATATCACAGGATAAAAAATCATTTTATGTTACAAATCAATATAGTATTACAAAAATATATTATGTAAGAAAAGCACTAAGATTATATAATGAAATTATTAATAATGTACAAAATGTCTATGGCGATGTACAAGATAATGTTTATGTTACGGCACAAGGAATACCAGACTACATTGATGCAAATATAGAAAAAAGAAATTTTTCTATTGATATTTTTGGCACATTACAGCCAATAGAGAACTCTAAAGTTGGAATCTCTACAATATTGAATAATTCTAATTTACCAATAAAATTAGAACAAAATCACGATTTTAAGAATGGAGATTCTGTTGTCTATGTACGTAATCCAGATACTTATGAGCTACAAAATGGCGATACAATTAATCTGAATATTTTTTCTGGGTTAAATCAAAACGAGGTATATTATACAGAAAATGTAGATGACGACGAACTACGACTGTTTAAAAATAGATCAGACATATATTTTTCAAGATATAGTCCCATTACATTTAATAGAATATATTCTTCTAGAAATTTAAAAGAAATATTATATTCTGATTTGGATAAAATAGAGTTATTAGCTAGTAATTATTTTTTCCAAAAAAATGAATTTGTCATAATATTCGATGACGCAAAAAATATAGAAGTTTGGTATTATATTTACAAAGAAAATGCATGGGAAAAAATCAACTCTCAAATTTCTGGGGGATTATATCCAAAAACTTACTTAACAGAATCAAAGGAATTAAAGGAAATAAAAAATATTGATTTGATAAAAAAAATATCATTACCAGAACAAGTCGATATACTAGAAGAGACGACTCCAGGAACAACTGGTATTTTGATGAATGGAGTAGAAATATTAAATTATAAAACAAATGATTTTCTATATTATGGAAACATAGAAAAAGTTGATATAGTTTCCAATGGTGAAGATTATGACATAATAAATTTACCTACAATAGAAGTTTCTCCTGGATTATCAACAGCAAATGTCGCAAAAGTATATCCAGAAGTCAATGGCATATTGGAAAAAATTGATTTGTTAGATGGTGGTTTTGACTATATCGAAGAGCCAAAAATAAAAGTATTAGGTGGAAATGGGTCGGGGGCTCAAGCTAAAGCAAATCTAATTACATTTACTCATGAAGTAGAATTTATCCCTTCTATTAATTTTGTCAACTTAAGTACTAATACTATATCATTTTCTACTTATCACAAATTTAGAGACTATGAGGAAGTAATATATGAAACAAATGGAAATTCTGCTATTGTAGGACTGGTTACATCTTCCACATATTTTGCAACAGTAGAAGACGATTATACAATAAAGTTATACGAAACAAAAATAAATGCCTTGTCTGGGCTCGAAATAAATCTCACTTCATATGGAACGGGAACCCAAAAAATAATAGCAAAACAGAAAAAATCAAAAATTGGTTCAATTTCTATCATCAACCAAGGAAAAAATTACAGAAATAACTATGTTTCCGTTCCTTCTTCTGGAATAAACACATATAGAAATGTCATCGTAGCAAATAATCATGGATATTTGACTGGCGATGTTGTAAGTTATGTCTGTACTGGAATAAATCCAATAGGATTTAGCTCTTCGACATATTATGTGAATAGAGTGGATGAAAATGAATTCCAAATATATCCAGTTGGTGTCGGATCGACAGCGAAAGATGCATACTTTAAAACAAATCAATTTTTAAATCTTATAGATTCCGGAATAGGAACTCACATTTTTAGACATGAGCCAATCTCAGTTGAAATAGATGGGTTAACTGGAATATCATCTTATTCTAAAGAATTACATCAAGCAAAAATTATTCCTGTTTTTAGGGGAAATATTACAAATGTTTATGTTGAGAATGGTGGAATTGGCTATGGTTCTTCCGACATAATAAATTATAAAAAGCAACCAAATTTCAATATAAAAATTGGAAAAAATGCTCAATTACAAGCAAATATTTTAAATGGGGTAGTAAAAGAAGTTTATGTGCTCAATGAAGGATCAGATTATTACTCAATTCCAGATTTAATTGTATCTGGAACTGGTACAGGATGCATATTGAGTCCAGTGCTAGAAGATGGGAAAATAAAAGGAGTGATAGTTGTAAGTGGTGGATATGGCTATGAACAAAAAAATACTAGCATAGAAATAGTAACATATGGAAAAAATGCTACCTTTGAAGCAAAGATCAAATCGTGGCAAATAAATTATGCTTCTAGAATAATAAATTCAAATAATTTAAATTCACCGGACGATGGCGTTTTATACTTTAATGAGTATGATGTCATAAAATATTGTCATGTTTATTGTCCAAATAAGTTGCGTCAGAAAATATATTCAAAATTCTTAGACGAAAGAGGAAATACAATCGTAAGACCAGACTACGAAAATTCTATTTCTACTATAAAATACCATTCTCCCATTATTGGATGGGCATATGATGGGAATCCAATATATGGTCCATATGGTTATGATGATCCAAATATCGTTGGAAAAGTGAGAAAAATGAAATCTGGATATAAGTTAAATCCGACATTAGATCTTGATATTAGGCCCCCAGAAAAAATAAATGATAAATTTATTTTTCCTAATGGATTTTTTATTGAGGATTATGAATATATTGGAAATGAAGATTTGGATGAATTTAATGGAAGGTATTGCATTACACCAGAATACCCAAATGGAACTTATGCTTACTTTTCGACTCTATCTGCAGATGATGATTTTGTTCCGGAGTTCCCATATTTCATAGGAAATTACTATAAATCAAAAAAAATAGATCACAACTTCCAACCAAATATTTCACAAAACACTTTTGATTATTTTTCGACTAGATTATTAAGAAATACTCATTTTTATTTTGTTGACTCCAAAAATTCTAGTTACGATTTTCTATCCAATCCCAATAAAGAAATAAGTCAAAATTCAAAAATTGTTTCGGTCGAATACTCATCACTAGATTCTATTGGTATTTTGACCTCTGGAGAAAATTATTCTGTAGGGGATTCCATAAATTTTGATAACTTTGGAACAGAAGGAAATGATGCTAGTGCAATAGTCGGATCAGTAGAGGGTAAAAAAATATTAGAAATAAAAAATGACAATTATTCAATTTCTGATGTAGAATTAGTTAGAATAAAAAATTCTCCTTTCGTTCTTGGTTTGTCTACTGCTCCACATCTGTTGGAAGATTTTGATTTCGTATCAATAGTTGGAAATAACGATCTTTCCATATCAAATAAAATAAATCAGTATTCTCAAATAGGCGTTAGCTCCAATTCTTTAATTCTATCTTCTGGAATAGGAGATGCGTCTCAGACTGGAATTATTACAGACTTTGCAGTTATTGGAATTCTAGACGAGTCATCTATTATTGAAAATGATTATTATAAAATAGAGGACGAAACAGTAAAGATACTCAGAATACATCCAAATGATTTAAAAATTACTGTTTTGAGGGATCCGATTGGTGCTGCGCACACTGCAACTACAAAATTAACAGAATTGACAAGAAAATTTTATTTTAATTGTGTAGATGAATATGCTTCAGAAAATAGAAATAGAGAAATATACTTCGATCCAAAAAAAGTAGTTGGATTTGGTACAACTGCCAGTTCTTTGGTAGAAGTGTATTATTCTGGGATAGGGACGACATCGATATCAATTTCTCCTGGCAATTTGTATTTAAAAAACCATAACTTATCAGATAACACAAATTTAAATTACTACACTAACGGTGGGAATTCAATTCAAGTTTCAAATGGATCCACAACATTTGAACTTGACCAAATGACATCATTATATGCAATTAAAGTCTCGGACGATTTTATAGGAGTATCTAGTACTAGAGTAGCAATAGGAACTGAATTAAATTATGTAAGTACAGTAACAAATAAGTATCCATTTTTATATTTTGTTGGTTATGGAACTGGTGGAAATCATAGTTTTAGAGTAAATAATAATACAGTAAGAGCAAAAATACAAAAAAATATTTCCACAGTTTCTACTGCGTC